TTGCAATAGAATTGTCTGATACTCAATTAGATAAAATGGAAACGCATCTGAAGAAATATGATGCATACGATATTACTACTCCAAAGAAGATGATCATTCAAAATCATCCTGCTGATTTCCGAGATGTGAATGCAGCCGAAGTATATTTTGTTGATTTTAAAACAAAATTGTCTGCAACAACACAAGTCTTATTGGATGAACTGACACAGAAAATGGGTGTTCCTGAAAAACACATGGTTGTCAGAAATGCAACTGATCCTATTGAATTGGAACCTGAAAAGGAAGCCAAATATACCGCTCGCCTCACAGATTCTACTTATTCTGAAGTAGATCATAAATCAGCCAAGAAAGCAAAGAATGAATATGTGAATTCTAGTTTTCTTAAAGAGTTGGAAAAACAGGCAAAGGATCGCAGAAAATCACAGGAATACAAGGTAACATCTAAATGAATCCCGCTATAATTACAGCCGAGGACATGGAAGAACTTGCAAAATGTGCTGCCGATCCAAAGTATTTTATTAACACATACTGCAAGGTTCCAAATCCACATCTAGGCATAACGCCCTTGATTTTGAGAGACTATCAGGAACAGTTAATTGATTCTTGGCATGCAAATGACCGAAATATTTCTCTTTTGCCAAGACAATCAGGAAAGTCAACCTGTCAGATAGCGTATGGATTGTGGACGGCGCTGTTCAAACCAGATCAAATAGTGGCTATAGGAACAATGAGTATCGCGGCGTCAATTTGTATGATGCAATCAATGTTCTTCATGATTGATCATTTGCCATATCCAATCAAAGATGAAATACTTTCCAAGACCAAACACTCTGTTGCGTTTGCTAATGGCTCCCACATTATAAATCAGTCAGTAACTGAATTTTTTGGCAGGGGAACGTCAGTTTCACTATTAATACTTGATGAATTTGCATATGTAAAACCATCAACTTCTTATGAGTGGTGGAAAAGTATTTTGCCTTGTATATCTCATGGGCAAAAATGTATTATGGCATCATCAGATAATGGCAATCGCTCCGGTCAATTTGGTGAAATTTGGAAACAAGCCACTTCTGAAATGACCCGCTGTGGTTTCAACGCAATTGGAATGAATTCGTTGGCAAAATTACGGCAACTAAAAGGAATAACATGATGAAAACTAAAGAATTAGAAAGACTTAGCGCATTGTCTGGAATGGCTTCTAACAGCAAACTAGACGAATGGGCGAATTCTCCAAATGGCAATTATGCAGACCGAGGGCAGATGATTGAGCCTCCGACTGGCCCAGCCATCAGCAATAGTCTTCGCGATTATGTTGGCGGAACACCTATGAAAGTAACTGTTGAAACTGATGATATTACTGAATCAGTCATGCAGGCAAGATACAACCGCTTTAAGAAGTCGATAAAGTAACATGGCGGTAAATGCTGATCTAGTCAAGGCTCCATATCAAACTGAATCATATAGTTATAGTGAAATGACAGAATTGGCAAAATGCGCAGCCGATCCAAAGTATTTTATCACTAATCATTGTTGGCTGCAACATCCAACTCAGGGAAAAATGCGATTTGTTTTGTATGATTTTCAAGAAGAATTAATTGACTCGTATCACAATCACCGAAGCAGTATTTCATTGCTTTCTCGCCAGATGGGGAAATCCCAATGTGCGGCGGCGTATTTGCTTTGGTTCGCCATGTTTAAACCCGACAGCACAATTTTGATCGCCGCGCATATTTTTGCGGGCGCATCAGAAATTATGACAAGAATTCGCTATATGTATGAGAATTGCCCTGACTACATTCGTGCCGGAATTCTGACCTATAATAAACAGACGTTAGAATTTGACAATGGAAGTCGTATTACCGCCAGAGCAACAACCGAAAACACCGGGCGTGGCATGGCATTGACTTTAGTTTATCTTGACGAATTTGCGTTCGTTATGCCGCGCGTCGCCGCTGAATTCTGGACCGCTCTTAGCCCAACATTGAGCACCGGCGGCAAATGTATCATCACGTCAACTCCAAATCAGGATGATGACCAATTTGCGCAGATTTGGAATCAGGCAAATAAAACTGTTGATGCATTCGGCAATGAAACTGTTGTCGGCGTCAATGGCTTCAAGTCGTTTATGGCCACTTGGGACAGACATCCGGACCGAGACGATGCATGGGCAGCGGCAGAAGAAGCCAAAATTACGCCAGAGCGTTTTGCCCGAGAACATCTATGTCTTGTTGGTGACACGTCAATTTATATTATGGATGACAACGGAACAATTGTCAACACAAAAATGCAGAATTTATTCGGCGGGATTTATTCTTCGCCGGTCAATGGGCAGATTTTTAAAGAAAACAAACTAAATCTAAAAGTCCTGACTGATACTGGATATCAGTATTTCTCTGGTATTAGTTATATGGGGGAAAAAGACATTTATCGTCTTGAAATGGAAGATGATTATTATCTTGAATGCACTGATGATCATAATATTTATTTGACAGACGGCAGAAAGATAGCGGCAATTGACCTAATTGAAGGCGATAAGATAGTTACTATTGATGGTGATAAAATGTTGACAAATGCATTTTATACAAATCGAACAGAACCAGTCTATGATCTGATCGGAGTCGAACACGGTAATAGGTTCTTCGGTAATAATGTTTTGGTTTCAAATTGCCAATTCATTGCCTTTGATGAAACTCTAATCAATAGCATGTTTCTGAGCAAAATGGATATTGGTCATGATCCAATAACGAAGACTGGACAAATTCGCTGGTATGAAACTATTTCCGCAGATAAAAGTTACGTGGTTGCTCTTGATCCTAGTTTGGGAACAGGCGGCGATCCTGCGGCAATTCAGGTTTTTTCACTGCCTGATCTGAAGCAAGTTGCCGAATGGCAACACAACAAAACTCCAATTCAACAACAGATCAAAATCATGAAACAAATGATTGACATCATTGAAGAGCAATCACCAGACAGTGAACTGTATTATAGTGTTGAAAACAATACTCTTGGTGAGGCTGCTTTAGTTTCGATTTCTGAGATGGGCGAAGAAAATATCGGCGGAGTATTTCTCAGCGAGCCAAGACGCACAAGTTCAAGCAGAAAATATCGCAAAGGTTATACCACCACAGCATCGTCAAAATTGGCAAGTTGTGCCAAACTTAAGAGGTGGATAGAGGAATCATATCTCACTGTCAATAGCAAGAACTTAGTCAGAGAACTTAAAACTTTTATTGCCAGAGGGAATTCATACAGCGCAAAAGTTGGCGAGACTGATGATCTGGTAATGGCAACTATTCTGATTGTCAGAATGATTATGCAAATATCTAAATACGATGAGGCAACTTTTATGGAACTGAAAGACAGTTTTGATGAAGGGGAGTCGCGTGACCCCTTGCCGTTCATAATAATGTAAGGAACAATTCATGGCAGACGCAACAACTCTTAACGAAAAATTATTCAATATTCTCCTTGGAGCCGGACATAAAAATATTCTGTTATATACTGACGAAGGAAAGATGACTACTGACCCCAAAGAAGCAAGCAGAATGTTTCTTGGTGTTCTAAAAATAATGGTCAATATTTCAGAAACTGATTCCGGAGATGAAATAATTGTCAATTTGAGCAGAGGAACTAATATTTCTGGAATCCGACGCCTCCTTACCAGAATTAAGAATTTGGCAACTGAAAATATTGCCGAATATACGGTAAGGACATTGGGCAAAGAAATAACTCCTAAGGATTTTGCCTATCAGGCATCACAGCAGGTCAGCGAAGGATTTGATAGGTGGCACGGCTCCCCGCGCCGCAGCTATCAGCGTCTGCCGAACGCGCGGATAGTCGTCAACCATTCCAAGTCCGTCGATCCTGAGGCTCGTGGAGGGCGCACACGACAAATTGAATCTATCTTCATCGAAAACGCATCTGGCGAGCGATTTAAATTCCCAAGCAAGAATATCACTGCGGCAAGAGCAATGACGAAGCATGTGAACGAAGGCGGAACACCATTTGATGAATTTGGCAGTCATATTTACGGCGTGATGGAAGAATTGACGCAGTTGAAGAAATTCCAGCGACACAATAACCGTCAGGATTTCTTTGAGGATGCTGCGATTTCTGAGGAAATCCAGAGCCGGGTAACAAATCTTCGTTCATCGCTGAAGCAAATTTCTGGTCCTAAAGGATACAAGCATCATTTTGAAAGTTTCAGTAATGATAAATCGGATGTTCCGACAGAACAACTAGATGAACTACGCGACACAGTAACAGTTCGTTCATTTGATGAAAATATTGCCGAAAGTCTTCCGTATGTTGCCAGAATTATTGAGGCACACAAAGGAAAAACTACAGCAAATGGTCTTGTTGGAAAGTTTGCCAAACATGTCTTAAATAACGCCAACAGTAAATTTGAAATAACAGGCGATATTGATGATTCAGACTCGCCCAAGTGGCAGACATTCAGTGATGAAACTATGGAAGTTAAATCATGGATTGATTTTCTACTGCACATAGTTGATGATGATATTGAAGCCAAATTAGCAGATATTGATAAAGTATTAGGTCAAGTATCCGACACATATAAAACCATGTTGCTTCGTGCAATCAAGGTCATAACAAGTAATACTATGGAAATGGCAACAGAAGATTGTGATTGCCATTCTATTGATGATGCGATCAACAAAGATTTAAAAGAGTCAATGGCTCAGTATACTGCTGAATGGAGAATTATCAAATGAGACTATCTCATTTGATGGAAAGCAAAAACACAGTAACGTTGTTTCGCGGGGATTCATCAGAAATCGCGCAATTTCATATGGGAGAACTTGATACGGCAGCATTGGTTGGGTCTGGCGTATATCTCACTACATCACATGACGTAGCGAAAGACTATACCATTAAGGGAACCAATGAATTGTACCGCAGCGATGAGGGTGGAGCCAAAAATCCACGTCGATTTATGCAGGAATTGTTTTGGAACCAATTACACCCTGTTATGTCTCGAACCATCCGCGCAGCCAATGATACTTTAATATATGGATCAATTGTCCCGACTACTTCTCATGCAGAACGTAAATACGTGCATAGTCGGACAATGCAACTGGCCAAACCTATAATTGCATCACAATTTCGCAAAATCTATGATACAGAGTATGTTGCGTTTAAAGCAACATTTAATAATACTCGATTGATGACTACCGTTCGAAATGAAATTGTTATTATTCGGGATAACGATTTGGGGCATGTCAGTAGATTTCGCATTCCTAAGCCGTATTTAGGTCGGTGTCTTAGGGTTGATGATCCATGTGAAGATTGGGTAATCGAATGGATTACCCAAGTCTTTCAAACAATTAATCCGAAATTTGATGCCAATGTATCTAGGATTGATATGCGTTACAATGATCCAGAATTTGGTGAAAAACACGCCGACAATTTAATGGATTGGGTGGATAAATTCAAGAAATATGGCGCTCGTTTCGCATGGGCTAATTATAATACTGGCGGCAAGGGCGAAAATCCATCTATTATGGAAATCCTATATGGGACATATTTTGGGAATAGTTTGGTCCATTCCTCCAACCTTGATCTATGGGACAAGCTGCGTGTTGCGGCGCAGGTTCAAGAGCATGTTGGACTGCATTATGCAGGCGGTCGCTCAATGGGCACTGATGGCGAGTTTACTGGCGGGTCCGATACAAAACACGATGTATATGTGTTATGGAACCAAGATGACGCCAATGGATTCCGCATCAAAACCAAAGTCGTCGGTATTCCCGGCACTGATGCCAGATTATTTAGTAGATTTCGTTTCACTTCAATAATGGCGGGTTGGCTGAAGACGATATCCCTCTATGACAATGAAACTCTTCCTGTAGTGGACGATGCTGCCCGTCTTGATGCGGATATTCAATCATGGTTGGACTCCGGAGAAATGATGAAGAAAATGGAACAAGAACAATAAGTATTATTGTTCCAAAATATCAGGAAACATTTGCGATCAAATAACATAAATAAAGATGCAGAAATACTTACAACATGTCATGTTTATACTTGACAGCAAGCAAGTAATTCTGTATAATAAACAAATATTACACTAAGTAGTATGACTACCAAATTATGACTACAAAATTATGACTACAAAATTATGACTACAAAATTATGACTACAAAATTATATGAGGACTAAATATTATGGCTAAACTTACTCTCGCAGAAATGCGCGCAAAACTCCTTGCAGCAGAAGAAAAGAAAGAAAATGGCGGCGGATTTACCCCCGACAAGACTCTCTTTCCACATTGGAGTATCCCCCTAGATACTACAGCAACTCTTCGTTTTCTCAGTGATGGCAATGAGTCAAATGAATTCTTTTGGCGTGAGCGTCGGCTAATAAAGATTCCGTTCAGCGGAGTCAAAGGCGGCGATCAGAACAAAGCTATTACCGTGACAGTCCCAAGTCTTACTACTTGGGGCGAGCGTTGCCCAATCGTTGAAGAAATCCGCCCTTGGTGGAAGAATGAGGCAATGAAGCCTTATGCATCCAAGTATAACGCCAAGAAGTCTTACTTGATGCAGGGATTTGTAGTGTCAAGTGAATTGGATGAAGAAGCTCCGGAAAATCTAATCCGTCGTTTCATTGTCAATTCACTGTTGTTTCCTAAGATTACTGCAATCATGATGGACCCCGATCTAATGGAACTTCCAACAGATATGAACGGCGGAACAGATTTCAGAATCTCAAAAACACAGTCTGGCCAATGGCCTAGTTATGATGGGACATGGGCACGCAAGGAACGTAGCTTGTCGGAAGCGGAACGCAATGCAATCGAAACTCATGGTCTTAAGGACTTGAACGATTACATGCCAACCAAGCCAACAGAAGCTGAAGTTGCTGCACAGTTGGCGATGTTCGAAGCAAGTTATGATGGGGACCTATATGATCCTGATAAATTTGCTGAATTCTATCGCCCTTGGGGAATGGAAAAGCCGGGATCAAGTAATTCTTCAAATTCCGATAATTCTCCTAAGTCTTCGTCAAAGTCTTCTTCAACTGTTGATGAAGACGTTGCGGCAATCGAAAAGAAAGCTGCGGCAAAGGCAGAAACCAAGGCAGAAACCAAGGCGGCAACTCCCAAGTCAGGGATGTCTGCTACTGATATCCTTGCAAGCATTAAGGCGCGCAAGACCGATTGATTACTCTGAGAACAGGCAACATTGTTGCCTGTTCTCACCAAATCTAATTATAAAGAGTAATACATGGAACCATACAGACATAAACGAAAACTGACTGAAATTTTTACAGTCCCGCCAATTTCTACTTTGGATATTAAGCAGAAATATTGGAAAGATAGAAAAGCATACTGGAATTCATTGGGAATCAAAAGTGAATTGGGCAGAAATGACAATCTGCTAAAACTATCTAAAATAATGCAAGAGCATCAAAATTCAACATCTATTTTTGATCCGGTTCTATGTGAACTAATGTATTCATGGTTCACCGCTCCTGATGATATTGTGCTTGATCCATTTGCAGGCGGATCAGTTCGCGGAATAATTGCATCAAAGCTTCAGCGTAATTATTCAGGAATAGAATTGCGCGAAGAACAAGTAGAGCATAATCGAATTCAGGCAGCTATGTGTGAAAGTCATGTTCCGACTTGGATAAATGGATCATCTACTGATATTACCATTGATGAAAAATGTGATTTCTTGTTTACCTGTCCGCCATATTATGATCTTGAAGTCTATTCCGATATGGAAGATGATTTGTCTGCAATGTCGCATGATGACTTTGAAGATGCATTCAGAAAAAGTATTGCATTAAATGTTGCCCAGTTAAAAGATGACAGATTTTGTGCAATAGTAGTGGGTGATGTCAGAGGACAAGATGGCAATTATTTAAAATTCCCGCAGAAAACAGTAGAAATATTTGAAGATAATGGATGCAAGCTATACAATGAATTGATTCTGTTACAGGAGCCTGCGTTCGCTGCATTTCGAGCATTCAATCTGATGAATTCATCCAGAAAGATTGCAAAATCACACCAAAATGTATTTGTCTTTATTAAAGGAGACTATAAGGCAGCAACTAATCGCCTGCCTCAGTTCGAAACTGATGCTCCAAATACAACAATAGACACATTTTTCGAATGACACAAAGTATAATGGAGAAATAATGGCAAAAGCATTTGACGTAAGTAAATTTCGAAAAAGTATAACTAAGAGTGTGAAGGGAATGTCAGTTGGCTTTCATGATCCTAAGGTATGGATCAGCACGGGTAATTTTTGTCTTAATAAATTGATAAGTGGTGATTTTACTAAAGGGGTGCCTCTTGGAAAAGTAACAATGGTAGCGGGAGAATCTGGAGCGGGCAAGTCATTTATTTGTTCAGGAAATCTAGTTAAGAATGCACAGAAACAAGGTATCTTTGTGATTCTAATTGACTCTGAGAATGCTCTAGATGAATCATGGCTACATGCATTGGATGTTGACACAAGCGAAGACAAAATATTAAAGCTCAATATGGCTATGATCGATGACGTGGCAAAGACAATCAGCGAATTTGTCACTGAATATCGGACAATGCCAGAAGATGATCGCCCGCCGGTGCTATTTGTTGTTGACAGTCTTGGTATGTTGATGTCGCCTACAGAAATCGCACAATTTGAAAAAGGCGAGATGAAGGGTGACTTTGGACGAAAAGCAAAGCAGTTAAAGGCGCTAGTGACAAACTGCGTAAACATGTTCGGTGACTTGAATATTGGATTAGTTGCGACCAATCATACATATGCAAGTCAAGACATGTTTGATCCTGATGACAAGATTTCAGGCGGATCAGGTATGATTTTTGCAAGTTCTATTGTTGTCGCAATGAAGAAACTAAAACTGAAAGAAGATGCAGACGGTAATAAAATTACACAAGTACAAGGCATTAGGGCATCTTGTCAAGTAATGAAGACACGGTATGCGAAGCCTTTCGAAAAAGTGCAAATTAAAATCCCATATGAAACAGGAATGAACCCCTATTCAGGTCTTGTTGATTTCTTTGAAGGTCATGGTATGTTGGCTAAATCAGGCAATAGCCTGCAATACACCAGCAATGAGACCGGCGAAGTGATTAAAATGTTCCGAAAGAAATGGGAAAAGAATGAAAATGGATCGCTTGATATCATGATGACTGACTTTGATAGTTGGTATGCTGCTAAAAATGCCAAGGCAGTTGACGATGCGGACGCCAACGAAGAAACTGACATTGAGCATTCAGACGACAACCAAGAGGAATAATAGAATATATGCCGGAAGCAATTGCGATTGTTGAATTATGGTCGGTGATGAAAAGTTATATTGCCGTCAAAGAAAGAAGAGTTGCATCTGAGCAATTCCTTGCATCTGCAATCGATCTTGGATTGATTGATGAAATTTCAGATGATTTATTTGGAATTTGCGACACATTCGATAAGACATTGGGTGATTACAAGCAAGAACATGATCCCGATGATTTATTTGATCCGGATGAGTAATGGCAAGTTGGTTCAATGTAGTAAAGAATGATCTGACTAAAATATTGGATGCAATTGATTATTTCGAGTCGGAGTTTAATGCAGCCCGACTCGATACGTCCCTTAAAGGTCATTTGGAAAAACTCAGTGCCCAGATGCCCGGAATTATTGCTTACAGATTTGCCCAACTTCAAGAAATAGAAGCAATTCTTGAATTTCTGAATATCGAAGCACGAAAGAAACAACGATATTATTACAGAAAATATCTGGAAACGCATAATCGCGTGCTTAGCAGTAGAGATGCAGAAAAATATGCAGAAGGTGAGCAGGATGTTGTGGACATGGACCATCTTGTCAATGAATTTGCTTTAATCAGAAATAAGTTCATTGGTATTAC